TTAACTATCCCCGAATGGTGTCTCGAGTAGGAGTCAAACCTACAGCCTTCGGTTTCGTAGACCGATGCTCTATTCAGTTGAGCTATCGAGACATGGTGCCCTCGGTCAGATTCGAACTGACACTAGCGATGATTTTGAGTCAACGGCCTCTGCCAATTGGGCTACGAGGGCATTATAATAAGTTGTCTGGTGCGCTATTCTATCTCATTAAGCATAGACGAAGCGTGACAACTCTGTTTTCTGGTGCGAGATGACAGGATCGAACTGCCGACATTCTGCGTGTAAAACAGACGCTCTCCCAACTGAGCTAATCTCGCATTAATGGTCTAGGTGGCTGGACTTGAACCAACAGCCTTCCCGCCCCAAACGGGATGCTCTGCCAATTGAGCTACACCTAGATAAAAACTGGCACCGGAGCCAGGAGTCGAACCTGGGCTTGCGGTTTTGGAGACCGCCGTGCTACCGTAACACTTCACCGACATATTGGGTGCGGACCCATGAGTCGAACATGGCTCTCTTGCTTATGAGACAAGAATGGTCTCCGGACCACCTGACCGCAAAATTTGCTGTCCCTCACGCCTTGGGACGAATGTTGTCTAGCATTACGACACTCCATAAAGGCTGTGTATCTAGATCAAACATGGTGCTGATAGTTGGAATCAAACCAACCTATAACGCCGTATGAAAGCGCCTCGACATCTTGCCGACCTACCAGCGAATTGGCGGAGTGGTGGCGGAATCGAACCCCTGGCCTTTCGGCTCTACTGGTTTTCAAGACCAGACTAGTATCCCCGACTAGATACGCACTCCAATTATTCTACCTTTATAATAGCCTCTATTCAACCAGAAATCAAGTTCTTCTTTTTTAATTTTGTGGTTTTTAGAACCATCAGTAACCCAGTATGTTCCATATTGACTATTTTTGGATCCTTGTTGACTAACAGAATTTTTTAAGCCAATTTTGTTTTTTGATTCTGAAGAATGTTTCTTTCCCAAAAAAGATTGTTTGCCTTTATTGTTGAGGCTTATGTTATTTTTTGATTCTTGGGTGTGTTTTTTGTTTTTAAAACCACCACCAAGAGCAGCTATTGTTTTACCACCTAGAGAACATTGATTCTTACTATTGTTCAGATTTGATCTATTTATGTATCCAAACCCTCCTTTTCCGCCATCACAAAGATTATAACTCATTTCTCCTAAAATAACAAGTTCTTTTTCTTTATTCTTCATGTCTTGTTCATTGTCAAAGACATGAAGAATCTCTTTAGTAAAATTCTCTAAACCATGTTTAAGGATGGCCCTACGAATAAATTTACCAGAACCCATATATCCATCATCTAAATTGCTAGTCTTATGCATTCCGATGTAATGCTTGCCATTTATTTTATTCGTTATCTTATAAATAGTATAGTACATAGTGCTAACCCCCGATTGTATCTATAGTCTTATTGACATTGCTATTTATACAATCGGGGCGCTTATGCGGAAGGTGCAGGATTCGAACCTGCGGAACGATTTCTCGCTCAACTCGTTAGCAATGAGCCGCTTTCGACCACTCAGCCAACCTTCCTTTCTGGTGGAGAATATCGGAATCGCACCGATCAGCCAACATCCGTGCAAGGGACGTGCGGGTACCTAGCCCATTCCCCGTTATTACAACCTATTTATTTGGTAGTCGTGGTGGGACTCGAACCCACTGAAGAACACCCATCTGATGCTAAAGGCTTTATAAGAGCCTCCCCGCTACCCAGCGTCACGACCATATAATGGAGGATCCGGTCGGGTTCGAACCGACAGCCGTTGGATTAAAAGTCCACTGCACCACCTATTGTGCTACGGATCCATGTTTGGTAGGGCGGATGGGACTCGAACCCACATTGCACAGATTGAAAGTCTGTTTTCCTAGGCCAATTAGAAGACCGCCCCGTAACTTACACACTTAATATAACCTGAAAGAGCGACAAAGTCAAACTCTTTTTTATGGTAGACCGAGAGGGATTCGAACCCACGACAAAGGGATTAAGAGTCCCCTGCTCTACCAACTGAGCTATCGGTCCATATCTCTCGGGGAGCTTCTACCCTCCCCTTCCCGTATTGCCTAATGTAGAAGAGAGCAATACGGAGTATTCTTGGTTGTCCCTACTGGTAACGATCCAGTGTCTATGTGTTATCAGCACATTGCTCTACCTTTGAGCTAAGGGACATCAAATACTTTTACGACTACTCATCTATTGTATGGGACTCGAACCCATATCTCGCTGCCACGATGTCCTATTCCGTTAGACGAACAACACGATAGACTGGCAGGTCTTCGCTGATGAGTATGCGTAAAAGTATTGGAGTGGATGATGGGACTCGAACCCACATATTAAGGTTTTGCAGACCTCTACCTAACCAATTCGGTGCACATCCACATAAAAAAAAGGCGGCCACTAGGACCGCCCTCTTTAATCAGAGACCAGCGGCCAACGCTCGATAACCAGCGGCAATAAGACTGCGCGAAGGTTTACCAGCGCGATACTTAGCGACAGTTTCGCCCTTTGAGTTCTTGCGCTCGTTTAGATAAATTGCATAACCCATCTGACGGATCTGATAAACAGCGTCATGCGGATTAGCAACACCATAGCGAGTCTTAATCTGCTGAGCAGTTAGTTCTTCGCCACGACCTACAAGAGCCTCAAAAACCTTTTCTACCTTAGTAATACTACCTACCATTGTATGCTTTCTCCATAATTAAAAGATATCAACAACTCGGCCATTCGAATCAACTGCACGAATCCGAGCATCCGGAAACTGCCACTGCAGCTGACGCATCCCATCTCGATACAAGAGAGGAACATTTTGAGTATACGAATACGTACGCCAGTTACCCGTCTGGTCCTGAAGCTGGATTTCGATCATGTCCATATTCGTATCTCCTGTCTTTAGCCTAGATCAATCTTACTATAGCCTTCGATAAAAGTCAAGACATTTTTTAGATCAGAGAAGATAAATTTCTTATTCTTCCAATCATCGTTATGATCGTTGCCAGAGACCTCGACCATCCAACCGTTTTCATAACGATTGACAGTAATCGTTTCAGAAACATTCATGAATACTTCTGTAAGTTCAATATCCGTAGCCATCTATTTAGTCATCCTCTTCGAGATTTTGTTCCAACCGTAGTTAAATCTACGTCCGGACCAGCATATTGTAGACCGCCTTTGTTATAGAGCGGCATAACCAGGCTCGCTTTCCTCAGGATCTCCTGCTGAACGTGCTCTGGTTCTTTATGAAGGTTAGTCATAATATCGCGCTTCGAACAATCGCCAGCGACTAGCTTCTTATTGTCGTATTCGCGAGTAGAACGATCAACCATCATAGACTCATTATACCCCTTTCTGAAGGTTAAGTCAAGCGATTTTTTGTCTTTTTTCGAACGAATTTGATCCGGGTGAAGACCCTTTGATAACAACCATCTATCATGGTCGGAGACCAGCTTAGACTTAGCTTTACTCTTACGGCTCTGCTTACGTTTACTAACAGTCGTCGTATAGTAAGCAGGAAGGATATGCATAGACATTAGGTTTTCTCCTACTGTCCTATTAATATACCCTAGATCCAGAAAAAAGTCAAGCGATAATATCTAGTATTTCTTTGAGCTTTTTTACTGAAGGTTTATATTCATTTTCAAGTATTTGTCTAGCATAGTTATGATTTTCATAGTCTAGTTCTTTTAAATACTTGTACCTAGAATCAATAACTGCTTCTAATACTATTGGTAATAGTTCCGAAGTGGGTATGAATACTTGTCCGTCAATCAATGTCTTCGACATTATCGTTATCCTTACTACTTTCTACCATTATATACTTGGCTTCAGGATGTAATTCCATATATGCGTCAAGTATTTTCCTTACGCTATATAGTCTTTTAGAAATGTCTCTTATAGTATTATGAACTGCTTTATCATTAACGCCTTCTTCTAGGTCAGTTAATGCGGCATCTAAATTCATATCAACTGAATAATCAACTTGCCATTTAAAAAAACTGCCATCTTTATCCATCTCTTCGTTTAATTCGCACGGAGGAAATAGAATATCTTTAATCTGTTCTAGTTTTTCATCAGCTGGAGTATTATTTTTTTTCTCAATTTTAAACGGCCACATAATATAATTCCTTTATTTATTTTTTCTTCCGACCCATGTTATATTTAGTTTCTAAAATCCATTCATGTTTTTCTTTATGGTTGATAATCTTAATCTGACTCATTGAAGCCAATGGCTCGATGATACGATCTGAATCTACAACCTTCAACAAACCCCATTCTTGGAGTAGCTGAATGATCTTATTACGACGACCTTTGTCTTCTTCAGAAAAATTAGAAGGTTTGCCATCAATAGTGAACATTTCTTTAAAATGAACGATGTAATACTTACCCTGCTTATGGAAAATATGACAAGACTGATAAAGTTTCTTTTCCTTGCGAGAAGCAACACCTATACGTGTTAGGGTTTCTTTTATCTTAAGAAAATCTTCCTCTTCGGCGATCTTCACCTCAACTAGAGAATCTAAAAGTTCATTCATTTCGCTCCACCTTTATTATTTTTATTTCTTATAAACTCAATTTGTTCTGCAGTAAGAATTTTTAATGCTTCTTTAGTGCGCACAATATTATATTTATAATAGTTAGAAACTAAGGTTTGGAGTTCTTCTTTCTTCTTGCGCTCTGACTTTTCTTTTTCGGTCTCAGCTTTTGCTCTATCATAATTCTGTTTTCTTACTGAACCATAAAGATAATCATAATGCATTTGATCAGTAACGCCATTATGAATATTAATTTCATTTATAATTTTAGTAAGACCTCTATAACCAGAAAGAACGCTATTGATTCTCCATTGTGAATAATCATCATCAATTAATATCTTTTTACCTTTGACTATACTATTTTCGTACCGCCAATCATATTTTTCTTTCTTTTTTTGTTCAATCGAATGTTTCGCCCAGTTACCGAAAAACCCAACTGCTTCTTTTTCAAAATCTCTTTCCTCTAAAAGAACATTTAAAAATTTACTTTTAGCCATCAGTTAAACTCGCATTCTTTCATAACCTCAACCAAGAAGGCTAAGAAGTTAATTTCTGAATTTGCTGCAAAAGCATTTTGATATTGATACTGGGCCAGTATCAAAACTAGCTGTGCAGCATTAATTGGAGTCATAACCTCTGTAGAAATATCATAGAACTGATTATAAAGATAGTTGACATCTGTGTCTAGATTGTTCTTAACCCACTTACGTACTTCTAGAAAATTCTTATCTTTCATTAGCTTGATAAGGTCTTTAACAGAGGCCTCTGACATATTCGCTAGAATACCGGAGTCTATCTTACCAGTTGCAGAATAACGCTGAAGCTCGTTAAGAACACGTCTCCAATCAGGAAAATGCTTATTAATTACTTCAGCAACAACAGCCTTATCAAACTCAATATTCTCGTTCTCAAGAATAAATGTAACTCTCTTGAAGAACTGAGTAGCAAGTTTGGCCATTGCCTTCTTGCTAATTTTAAAATCAATTACCGAGCATCTTGAATGTAAAGGTTCAATGATACGGTTCTTGAAGTTGCACGTGAGTATGAAGCCGCAGTTTTTTGAAAACTCTTCCATGAAGTTACGAAGTGCGGGCTGCGTAGAATTGGCATTAAGATAATCCGCTTCATCAAGGATGACATATTTCCTTCCACCGGATAATGAAACGGAAGACGCAAAGTTGAGTATTTCGTTACGAAGTGTGTCGATGTTACCATTCATAGATCCATTAATGACGATATAATCACAACTAAGTTGTTCAAGCATAGCACGTGCTACGGTCGTCTTTCCGACACCTGCTGTTCCTGCTAGGATTAGATTAGGAATGTTTCTTTGTTCAACAAACTGTTGAAATGTTGTTTTTAAATCACAAGGAAGGATAGTTTCATCAATAGTCTTAGGGCGATACTTCTCTACCCAAAGGAATTCTTCGTTCATTATAAACTCCATAGCAAAAAGAGGGGAGCCGAAGCTCCCCATTCAAATTAGAAAGTTGAAGAGGACTCAACTGCAATATAATACTCTACATCATTATTCTCAAAACGCGAAATACCTCTTGAAGAAATATTGACGTCATAATCACCTGGGATAATCTTGATATTCTCAGCCTTAAAGATTGCCTTAAATGCCTTATCAGTCTCACCAATCTGCACTGAATAAACATCGCCTGATGGATTCTTAGAATCTGCAGCCTGAAGGTATAGATTCTTACCATCGCCCATAACTACAATCTCAGGCAAAGCAAGAATACCAGCAGCCTTTTCAACGTCGCGAAGATTATCATTTGTTAGACGAAATGTAACATCAACCGATGGGAGATTAATCTCTCTATCAGGAGCCTTTGTTACTGTGCTTTCGTCGGCATAAACATAATGAGTCTTTCGATTATTGTCAGAAATATCAACCGACTTATCACCAAACTTAAATTCTGGATCAGTGAAAGTGCTAACAATTGAAATAAACCTATCAAGATTATAAATGGCAAACCGCTGATTAAATTCTGTCTTAACCTTTGCTTTAGCCATAATCGTCTTGGTTGGCGAAATAGTTTTTAGAACATTACCCTCCTGAATAACAATAGAAGGATTAATCTTAGCAAAGTTCTTTAAGACATTAACAGTATCTACATCAATCTTCATTATATACTTCTCCTTATCACTTATTTTTAGACTTCATCATTTTCTTTGATTTAATTGCTCCTGGATCTGCTGTAGCAGAAACTCCAATTGAAGCAAGATCAGCAAGAGATCCGCCAAAGATATACGTTCCAACATGCTGCAGTTTCATCCATGGACAGAACCATGTACGTAATCCAATTTGTTGTGCTTTTTGACAGAACCAGTAATCTTCTGAAAGATAACGCTTAGATACTGGATCAATTTCTGCCTGAAAATACATCAGGATTTCACGAGTGCCATCGAAATGCTCTGTGCGAACGTGATCAGGTTTATAACTATAAAGTTCTCTATATGATTCGTCAAACTTTTTCATGGCTTCTTTCGAAATCATCATGAAACCTGTACCAATCTCAAGAACTTCTACCGGCTGACTAAGAGGAATAGACTGCTGCCCACCCTTTGGATTAAACACATAATCACCAACATATCTTTCTAGAATATTTGGATCATCATCAGCAACGCCTTTATCTACAGCGTGCTTAATCTTTTCCCAACTGATACACTTCTTTGGGTATGGCCCACCAATAATATCATATTTTTCTGTCTCATTGGCCTGCAGAGCCATAAGAGCAATAACATCCTGTGGATTGAAACCAATATCAGAATCAATAAACATTAAATGCTGAGCGTTCGAACGCATGAACTCATCACAGCAATAATTACGAGCTCGAGTAATCAGAGACTCATTAAACAAATAATAGAACTGCAAAGGGATGTTATACTGCGTGCAAAGAGATGACAGATCTGATGCAGATTTAGCAAACATTCCTGCGCACTGACCACCATACATTGGAGCAGCAACAAACAAGCCACGCTCTCTCAATTTTTCAATAGGGATCTTAATTTCCATAATATACCTTTCTATGCTGTAATAATATCATGATATTTACAAGTGTTACAATGAACTTCCTTTCGAGGAGGAAAGGTAAGTAAAACGACGCCAGGTTCAGACAAAACTAATTCATCACCACAAGCTGGGCACTGAATGCCAGTGCCATGCTTTTCTCTCAATAATCTTTTCTCTTTTTCGTATTCCTCAATAGTCTTCATTTCGTATCCTTATAATGGTCTGAATAAAGCATCATTAGTGTGTAATGAAGAACTTTCATCAAATCGTCTTTATTGCTGCCATGCTTTTTACCATAGCGCCAAAGATATTTGATAGCAGTATTTCGGAAGGTTGGCATAGAATCACCGAGGGCGAGCCACACATCGAAACATTCTATATTCTGCTCTTCAGTCATATAATGTTGCCCATATGTCTTATCGATATAGGCGTGGAAGTCGCGAATAATTTCGTCTTCCTTGTATTTGTATTTAGGCGCAACCTTTCCGGCAACATCTAATTTATTCATCATGCCTCCAAATATTTCATAATGTAATCCACAATAACCTTCTGATCTTCTCTATTATTGTTTTTAAATTTAACAGTGTTAAACATAAGAGTCATATTCGTTAGAATATTCGCAATCTTAGTTTCTCTTCCCTGTAACCAAGTTTCGTTTTGGTTACTTCCCCGTTCCTTATAGCGTTCTTGTCGAACAGCTTTATCAGTTTCTAGATAAATTATATCAGTGTTATAATTATTCACACAATGTTCTAGGAACGATGATGTGAAAAGACGGTCGCCCTCAAAAAGAACAACCGAATCTTTATGTAAACTTGCTAGGAATTTAACTGCTTCTGGCTGAACCGCCATAGACATACGATCTGTTCCAGAGAAAGTTTCACCTTCGTCATACTTACCCAAAATATAATTACAATCATATTGAAGATACGGAACAAGTTTCACTTCATCATAAACTTTTATCCAATTAAATTTCGAAATAATTTCTTTCATTAAAGTAGATTTGCCAGCACCTGGCTCGCCACCAATAGCAAAAACAAGCATTATGTAAACCTTTCAATTCCAACCTTTTCAGGTTCAACAAATAGGCCCGTACAGTCTAAGATACCATTCTCACTGTATAAAGCCATTTTACTATTGTTTATCTGATTAGTCAATAGTTTATTATTTAGAGTTTCATTACGAGCATCCCACATTGGTTGCCAATCAATACCTTCCCATCCATCCTTTTCGCATTGAGCAATTTCTTCGGCCTGACGATCAAGATAATAACCAAGGTAACGACCATGTTTAACACGGAATAACTTTTTAAAAGAACAAAGGCAGGTTTCCATATCAAAGTAATCTGTGTTAGGAAAGTCTTTCTTAACTTCTTCTAGAATTAGATACGCCTGTGCTTCCAGATAAGCAAGTTGACTGACATCTAATTTTTTATCATACCATTCAGGTTTGTCAAGAGCAAGACATAAACCGTTACGGTGAGATCTTGAGCCAGAATAATCTTCAAGCATTAGACTGCTCGGTTCAATTGGTAAACCGCAACATTGCTTTAATGTTTGCATATAGAACCAAGTTGAATATCTACCAAACTTATGAAAGTTTCCCTTGACCTCGTCCCATAGTAAACTGAAACTTAGTTTAGGGCTACCCGGAGCAATGAAATCCTTAAACGCTTCTTCTTGAGAACGATCTCCTACCCAATTTTTGTAAGATTCAAACTGCGCAGGCAAATGACCCTTGTTCCATTTAGTATCTGTTTGATAGCGTAGACGTTTATAATTCTTACTGTTCCATTCTTTCAAACGATCAAGACCAACAAGTTCCATATCAGGAAACTCGTTCCAGATAACCCACGTTGTCGGAAAATGATACGTTGTACCGTAGATCCAAGCAATCCAAAGTTTCTGTTCTTTGTTATGCTCGAACCTACGGAACAAGTAATTGGTCATAAAGATAGCGGGGTCGCAATCCTTAATGGAAAGCGACCACCGATACCAGTTTATAAAATCTTTTAGTGTTTTTTCCAAAAGTTATCATACTCCTGCATGATCTTTGAGTGTGCCATGGCAGTAATTTCTCGCACTTCGCGATAAGGTGTAGAAGGGAGGATTTTTTTCCCGGTAACGTCAAAGATAATATCTTCATTCATGACTTCGCCACGAAGATACTTATCAAAGCAATAAGCGATCCAACCACAGTAAAGTTTACGATCTGACATATTCTTTGTAGTAGAAGTAGCCTGATCCGGAAGAATACGACGAGAAGAAACTTCTAGCTTTGGAACGTTATTGTTAATTGCATCACCAATAGACTCACGAGTTTGTAGTTCGTCCATCATAATAAGAAGGTTTCTATCTGCAGGATCTGAAAACTTCTTCGGGCGATTAAAGGGGAAGTAATACTTCTTCTCTTTAAAAGTTTGGACAATATAATCGATACCGGTATAAGCTCTATCAGACTTATCAACCATGAGGTATCGAATCAACATACCAAGCAAAGGCGCAGTGAGCATCTGCGGGGTGTTGTCCTGATCGATCATCTTACCAATAGTAACAAGCTCATCAATAAAGTAATCGAGTTTCTCTGCAGTCTGATTTGCTCGAACACTATATTCCTTTTCGTAAGAAAGAGTTACAGCTTCAGTCTCATTATCAGGAACATAGTTATCAAGAGCTACTACAGCAATATCATAAACCTGCTCGCCTTTTTGCATCTTTGCAGGAAGATTTACATGATAACCCTTATGGCGAAGATAACCACTAAGTTTCTCAGAGAAAGTTTCTGCAGTGTCGCTAGAGTCAATAGAGTGATATAGTTTCTCAGCTTCTTCCTTATCAGCCACACCAAAGAAAGTAACATGCCAAGACTCTGGTGCAAGATAATCAGAAAACTGTAAATTGTTTTTAAAAATATAAGATCGAGTATTACCATCTACACGTTCAATGCTGCCGTCGGGATAAACAACACACATCATCATACGATGAGTGATGAGAGGAACGTGACCCATTGCACGTTTGGTTTTCTGCCATCGAAGGTCTTCACGACGCTGACACCAAACTGGTTGAAAATTAAGAGCCACATCAGCAGGCATTTCTTCGACAACTGCCATCTTATATGGCGAGCTTTTGATTTTCTCATAAACCTTATCAAAAGAATACTCTGCATTAACCTTCTCTTTAAGAGAACCAATCGGAGTATCAATCACCTTGTCATCATACCACTTTTTAAGTAGTTCAATACCTTCCTTTGTGAGAGAAGAACCTTTCTTCAAGTTATCTTGTTCCTCAGACCAAGTAAGGTTCTCAGGCAAACAAACTACTTCAACAGGGATATTATGTTCAAACCCAAAATCAATAGAAACAATATGATCAAGATGCGGATTTGCAAACCCTTCTGGACGAGTCATATTCTTTCTATAATGATCCGTCAAACGACGGGCTGTCATCTCATAATGTTTCTTGTCAGTGATGCGTGCTGTATTCATAATATACTTCCTTTATAGTTTCGAGAAAGTCTGCGTATGCGCCTACGTCATAATCAGACAAGTAATATACTACCACTATTCTGCGAAAATGTCAAGTCCTTTATATTCGACGAAGAGCTCTACGCAACCTCCCTTTCCCTTTTTGGTCGCAGCCTTATAGATTACATCATCCAAAGAATAATCTATCTTGTTGAAATCAGAAGAATTAATCTTAAACATAGCCAATAGACACCCACTTTTCTGTTTACCTACGAATTGTATGCCTAGTTTTTTGTAGAATGGTATAGCAGGAATTTCCGAAGAAACTCGAAAATAATCCGCACTCGAATAAAAAGCGTAATACAAAGATTCATTGCACAATTTTCTAGCAACACCTTTGTTTCTGTGCGCATAAAAAGTATGAAGCAATTGAAGGTTAGCCGTATAAGGTTTACGTTTCGAAATAGTTGTGAGAATGGCTCCGGCAAGGTCATCGCCTTCCCAGAGCCCAACAACTTCATTCCATTTGTCTA